TATTAATCCTACCAACATTAATCCAATTAATTTAAACTTGGAACAAATTGTTGTTGTTCCAGTATCCTCTATTAGTAAGACGTTTACTAAAATTAAATCCGCTGCCGTCCGAATACCGCAGAGCCTGTTGTCAGTATTTTCCAAATTTATACCAGTTAACTCTCAACAGGCATATATAATACGTTCATCATTGTTACCAATTTTTGATAAACCATTACGTGGCATTGATGTAATATTAAACGGTAGTTGTCCCATAGATTCTCTCATTGATACCTTTCGTATAGATCCTTGGGATCATCATTATGATAGAATTAACGTCGCCACTAATAAAGATTTATTACCATCTTTATTAGCCGAGGATATGCGTAAAAGACGCCCTTGCACTTTACATAAGAAACCTATTGCAAGGTTGTTATTACCTATGTCTACTACTGAAGAGCAACAAAATCGCATTATATTACATAATTGCCCCATTAGTATAGCTCTATGTGCCAGAAGACCTCTAACTAATCCACCTATACCAGACCCTCTCATATCAGATGAATACATGCACTTCTGTGAGAGATTTTTCTTACCACCAATTTTAGATGCGATAGATCAGCATTTTGGTGTTAATTTAGAGGCATGGTACAATAATCTTAATGCTTCTCAACAAAAAGATGTTTTACCTTTTATTGATGGAAGTAAGGTAGTAGATCACTATGAACCTAATGTTGGCGCATTTGTTAAAATTGACAAATGTAATGTTGGAGATAAAATCCGACAAGTCGGTGGACCTAAACCAGAACATAAGTTTGTCATAGGTCCTGTTATGATTGCTTTAGAGAGAATTTTACGCGACTTATACCCAGGTTGGGGTGTGGGTCATAGTTTTAAACATAAGCAGCAGCAATTTAATTCGTGGCGTGATCAAGGTTATGACATTTCAGCCACTACTGATGTTTCAGGTCTTGATCAATCACATAATGCAGTTTTACGTTATATCTGGATTCGCATTATTGATTATATATGTAAAGGTAAATTACACGTTAAACCAGATGTTTTTCGTGCATATGCTCTCAAAGAAACAACTAAAGCAGACTACACTGAAACCACAGCTGGTAATCGTGATGTTGTTATCCGTATTGAGCTTTTCCTCAAACTTGTTTCTGGTCAAGGTTACACAACCGTTCTTAACACTCTTATTATAGAAAGTGTTTTAGCCTTTATCGCATTTCGTAACAAGTTAGAGATGTTAGACACTACTTCAGGTGATGATTCTGCAGCCGTTTTCAAAAATGTCACTCCTGACCAATTGACTTCTTATTATTATGAGGTATTTACTGATAAACAATCTACATCCATTCCTCATGGTTTAGGTCTAGTTCTAAAATATTTACGTATTGGTACCATACTAGACATTACCCCTTGTTCTACTGAATTGTATCGTTGTCGAGTTTGTGGCTATAAATTAGCACGTCTTTTTCTTAAATTTCTCGATAATATACCTATTTCAGTCAAGGCCTTATCTTTAAGTCATGGCCAGTTATTAGAATACATGTCTCAGCTCGCAGATGGTGAGTTAGAATGGGCAAGTAAATTGCCAGTTGTTTCAGCAGTTTTAGAGAAACTAAATTACAATGTTAAAGGAAAATTATTATCCCAAGGTCAGAAACGTGATTTTAGACCCTTAGTTTCTCAAGATTACGCCCATTTTTACACAAAAGAAGAAAGTTATTTTCAATATGAACATACTTTTGGTAAAGATGCAGCGCGTATGTTTTGCCTACGTAAAACTAATAATTGTCCTGATTGCATTATTGCATATTCTCAAATGTTGGACAAGCGTTATGGCCTCTCACCATGTGATCAAATTGATTTAGCTAATCAATATTATGTTTCTAAGTTTGATCAACCTTTTGATAGTGTTCATATTAAAGCAGCGCGTGTTCATTATGATCAATATTTGAATACTTTAAATCATGTCGCTACTTTAATCAAACCTTTACATCTAAAATATCTTTTTGCCACTACTACAGGCATCCCTATCCCCCTCCTTGTTCCGAATTACCCAAAACGTAACGTTCACAAGTTCACATTTCGCGTTGGTAATTGGAACAGTCTTCATGCTCTTTTTACATTATTTTCCTTTTACGGTTGTTATGATGGCACTGTTCTCACTTTTAATGCCCATCTTAATAACTTATTTAATAAAGGTCGTATTAAAACGATACCTATTTTTGTGCAAGGACATTTATACATACCACCTTATGCAGATGTATTGTCCTATAGTGATTTTGTTCTGACTCTTCGTGAATTCATACCCAAGTTACATTTTTGTGCACAGTTTACAAGTGAACCTAATTCATATAGTTTACAAACTGTTAACGATTCACGAGAGTTTAGTTTTGAGACCATGCGTTTTGCCACTTTAAATGACGCAGGATACAAAACTGACTAAATCTTGATTACGA